CACTGCGGTTACAGACGAGACAGGTACGGGGTCTTTGGTTTTTGCAACTAGCCCTGCTCTTACCACACCTAAGATTACTACCGGAATTCAAAACGCTAGTGCAACTACTGTAATCTCGATGGATTCCAGCACGTTCTTCTCAGGTGTTTTTTCTGATGCAGTAACAGCGTTAGGTAATACAGGGACGGCCAAAACTATTGATTGTGACGACGGTAACGTATTTACTGCGACCCTGACTGACAACTGCACGTTTACACTAGCCTCGGCTAATAGTACATCAAACCGAGCTACTTCGTTTACATTGGTTCTTACCAACGATGCCACGGCAGATCGCACGGTAGCTTTTGCAGGAGGAACCTTTTATTATCCGAGCGGCTCAATTAGTCGAACAACAAGCGCTAATGCAGTCGATATATGGTTCTTTTTCTCACCGGATAACGGCACAACATGGTATGTAACAATACCAATGAAAAACCTAACTACTTAATTTAATACAGCCGAGGAGGCTACTAAAATGGCACTTACTGATGCACAACTACAGCAACTGGAATATGAAACTGCGCTTGAACAAGCAAGGTTTTCTGCAAGAAATAATGATATTGCTGGCATAAAACTAGAAACAGTTAGGATTGCTCAAACAACTCTTATGGAAAACATGAGAAATTCTTTGGCTGGCGAAACTAGTCCGATAACACCAGAAAATATAATTTCTTTTGCGGAAACTCTTCGTGCGTATGTAAATAGTTAATGGAAACTTATGCTTATTTCTCGTCACCTATATACCGTGAAGAGCGGCTAGAATGGGTAGAAGAAACGCTGAAGCATACCCAGAAATACTATGAGCAAACAGAGCCGCGCTTAGTTAAACAAACCACGCACATGGGAAATGACCCTGACCTTGGGTATTTAGCATCCTACTTTCGAGATAAGGGCGTTAGTATTTTAAAGGATCAGGGTTATTTAACAGATGAGTACGAGTTTTACGTATCTGGGATGTGGGGGCAAGAGTTTGCCTGTACGGGCAGCAACATTATGCATGTGCATGGTGACAGCCAAATATCGGGGTTTTATTTCTTAGAAGTACCGGAAGGGGGTTCTTACCCTATATTTGATGACCCAAGACCCGGCAAGCGTATGGCAGATTTATGGTCAACGCCTAGCGACCAAGTGACTATGGCTACACCGCAGATACACTTTAATAATGTGCAGGCAGGCACTATGATGCTGTTTAATTCGTGGCTACCGCATATGATTACACCAAATCAATCTAATAACCCGACAAAATTTGTGCATTTTATTTTGTCCCAAAGAAAAAGGTTTATTTAATGCAGCATTTGCTGACGCCGTATTCTAAAAAGATAGAGCCGTTTGCATGGTGGGAAGGGGCTTTTACAGACGAACAACTTGATTGGCTACAGCAAAAAGCCAAAGAGGGTACGCAAAAAGCGCAAGTTGGAGGGGGTGGCGGCGGAGAGATTAACGACAAGATAAGACGGTCGGAACTAAACTGGTTGTACAAAGACCCCGAATGTGCATGGGTTTTTGAGCGGTTAGCGCACGTGGCCTCTAGCCTTAACGCGGATTACTTTGGGTTCGAGCTGACCGGGTTTGGTGAAGCTATACAGTTAACAAACTACCACGAGGCGCGGCAAGGAACCTACGTTTGGCATCAGGATTTTGGTTCTTCGGGTATATCACGCAAGCTTTCCATGGTTTTACAGCTTTCCGACCCAAGTGAGTACGAAGGAGGAGAATTGCAAATACTAACAAGAAAAGAACCTACTAGCATGCAAAAGAAAAGAGGTTTGATTACTGTATTTCCGGCTTGGACACTTCACCAAGTTACTCCAGTAGTTAAAGGCACAAGGCAAACACTAGTAGCGTGGATTTCGGGGCCTGCATTTAAATGAAAACAGAGTACAAAGATTTTATAGGCGTATTTTCGGACGTGTATCCAGAGGGGTTTTGCGAACATTTAATAGCGGAGTTTGATCGTAACCAGACTCTTGGCGCAGGCACGGACCGTCAGAATGGAGAAGGCGCTAACAAGCATCGTAAAGACGACTACCAAATTTTTTCTAATGGGAAAAATATAAACTTTGAAGATTTTGAAGACAAAAGAACCATAGATTTATTTTTCAATGGTTTGCAGCATTGCTTTGATGTTTATTCGAACGAATTCTCTGTAATTAAAGACATAAAAATAAACTGCAATAACATGAAGATGCAAAAAACCTCAAGCGGTGGAGGCTATCATGTTTGGCATGGGGAGCAAGGTAACGGAGAACAAGCGAGACGCGGGTTAGTTTATATGCTCTATTTAAACACGCTACCTCCTGATGCTAATGGGGAAACAGAATTTTTATATCAGCAGCGAAGAATAAACCCTGTTGAAAACACCATAGTGTTATGGCCCGCTGCGTTTACCCATGCGCACAGAGGCAACCCTGTTTACGGAGATAATACGAAATATATTGTTACGGGATGGTTCTACAATGAATAATTTTAACTCTGTAGGCTATGCAAAAATAGATAATTTTTTAGATGAGGCTACTACTAAAACTGTCGCCGCTTATTTTAAAAATATAGTACACAGAGGTTTGTGTTTTGGAGAAGACGATGGGAACGTAAGTTGCGCCCATAAAATGTACGCCGACCCGTTGACAGAAATATTACTTGAAAATATGCGCTCGCAAGTCGAAAAAATAGTCGGAAAAAGCTTATATCCTACTTATAGTTTTTTTAGAGTGTATGTTAAAGGAAATAGTTTGCAAAAACACGTGGACAGGCCATCTTGTGAATATTCGGTTACGGTAAACGTAGCTAATGAAGGGGGTCTTTGGCCAATATACATGCAGGCGGATAAAGGCCCCGTTGTTAGTTTTGCGCTTAGTCCGGGTGAAGCCGTAGTATATAAAGGTTGTGAAATAAGTCATTGGAGAGAAGAAAAAGAAAGCAATACTGCCACGGGGCAATTTATGTTGCACTATGTAGCTCAAGACGGAGATTTCACAGATTATAAATTTGACAGAAGACCAAATCTCGGTTTTCCAAAAGGTTAGGAGGTTTATATGCCTATCGGGGTATCTAAAGCAGGACTTTTAGGCGCTGGGTTAGTGCCGGGGGGAACCGAAACCTTTAATTCTCCCGGTACGTTTAGTGTGCCCGCCGGAGTTACTATTGTTTCTATTACAGGCTCTGGAGGCTCAGGGAATCCCGGAAATCCGGGAAACAGTGGTCTAGGAACCGGAGGTAGTGGCGGTAGTGGCGGTAATTCTACTACTTCTGGCGCTCCGGGTGGCTCTGGTGGTACAGGGGGCGGAGGGAAGGCAGGAAATCCGGGAAATCCCGGGTCTTCGTCTTCCGGCCTTAGCCGGACTTTCCCCGGAGGTGCTGGAGGTGCCGGAGGTAATGCGGGCAATTTAGGTGGAACGGGGAATCCCGGAACTTCGGCAAATCCCGGATTTGCTACTCCGGCAGGCCCCGGAGGCTTTAACCCTGTTGCTAGTGGGAGAAGAGGAAGTACCGGTTCGCCGGTGAGTGCCCCGTGTTTTCCGTGTGGGGGAATATCCATTAGCTACGGTGGTGCTGGCGGTGGTGGGGCGGGTGAAGTTTGCTACCCTCCCGGATGTACAAATACCTACAGTAACGTCGGGGCGTGCGAACCTTTAGGACCCCCGTCCCCGTCAGGAAGAGGAAATGGTGGCAGTGGTGGAGTAAGAGGCAATATTGGAAATTGTTTTTTTGACTGCCCCGGAACCCCCGGACAGCCCCGCTCAAACACAACCGGATCAAGAGGTGGCGGCGGTGGTGGCGGTGGTGGCGGTGCGGGACCTTCAGGAAATATCGCTGGAGCTGGCGGCGGTGGCGGCGGTGCTAGAGGAAATGCAGGTAGTGGAGCAGGTAATGGAGCAGGAGGAAATCCCGGAACCCCCGCAACATATAACTGTCAATCCGTGGTTTCTGGGAGTAACTACCCGATAAGTGTTCCTTCAGGAGGACAAATAGTCATAAATTGGGACCCACAGTAATGCCTAGTAAGCACGAAAAAACAATTCAAAAATTGATGGAAGAAAGCCACATTGAAACTACAAAACGGCAGATTCAAGCGGATAAAAGTAGAGCGCAATCGGTTTCTATAGGTAGTTGTGGTGGTGGGGCTTTAGAGATTGTAATGCGGGGTGTGGATGGTAACTATTTATTTAATGTCTATCAGCCCGTAGAAGCAATAGAGCTTATTAACCAATTATCCGCTGCGGTAGGGTGCCATATACACATACAACCTAGAAATGATTTTGCTAGTTGGCGGGAGTGGAATGAAGTTTCGGAAGAACAGCGAAACCACTTGCAATCTAACCCACCGTTTGCTGAACATAATAGTAATTTAACTCAAAGCGGTAAGGGCATAAGCAATTACCGGCAAAAGAAGGCCGCGTTAGAGCATTTACGGGAAGTGGAAAAAAACATAATTTCTTCCATAACAGAGCAAATAACGCAAAATGTGACGGAAAATTTCAATGGCAAAAAAGCTGTGGCAGTTAAAAAACCTAACAGACGGAAAAGCCCTAAATAAACCTCAGCCTTTACCACAGGATTGGGGACCTATATTTGGTCTTAGTGGGTTTAAAGATAAACTCCATGATTTATCTTGGCTAGGTTCTAGTTATGAAAACATGGGTTGGTTTGAGCTGGATCAATATCAGCCCGAAGAACCAACTACATCTACCCCAGAAGAATTAAACTGGCAAACCGCTAAAAACTTGCTGAAAGAATCTGATTGGGCAATGCTTTTGGATGCTCCAATAAAAACACAAAAAAGAAAAGAGTATGAGGACTATAGGAACAAGCTAAGAAATATTCGTAAGCAGTCGGGGTTTCCGCATAATATTAAGTGGCCGGTTAAACCCAAATGAAATACCGTATAAGGTTTAACAAGTCCCGAGGTCATCCGGGACGCGGTACCGAAGAGCACGTATGGCGCGTTCTCCAAGGCAATACAGAATGGTTAGCTAGGCACGTAATAATAGAAGTCCCGTCTCGGAGTGAGCAGGAAGGGGCAGATTGGAATATCGTGTGCGAAGGCACCATGTTGTTTTTTGAGGATACTGATACGGTGGTTATTAAATGAAGTTATGGGGGAGAAATAAAGAAATTATCGTTCATTGTTATACCGATAGAGCGGAAGTGTACAATTACTTTCCCATTGTGGAAAACAAAAAAATTATTCCAGACTGGTTCAAAAAACTAAAAGCTCCGTTTTATAACTCCCCGGAAGATAGCCAAGTAAATTTAAAACTTTGTAGTGGGTTTACAGAGTTATTTAAAACTGGATTTTCTATACCGTTATGGAGCGATCTGTTTATAGAAATAGGGGAAAAAGGTAGTGACTATTACCGTTGGCAGTATTCGGATAAATGCTCAAAAATAGAGATACATGGCGAGAAACAATACGGCAAACATTTCAAAGTAGAAGAATATCAACACCTTAAACTATTAAGTCCTTGGTTTCTCCAATGCAAAGACAACATAAACTTTTTAGCAGTGGAGCCTTTTTGGCAGTTTAAAGAGCTAGAAAATATTTCTATATTGCCCGGATCAGTTCAGTTTTATAGCCAGCCTACTACAAACATAAATTTATTTATACGCAAAGAAGCGGAAAAACAAAGGATATTATTAAATGTAGGAATGCCCGTATATACCTATGTACCTATAACGGAAAGAAAAGTCAGAATAGAAACACATCTAGTTTCTTCTGAAAAAATTAATAGTCTAAGAAAGCAGGCTTATGGAATGAAATTTTTAAATCATTACAAAAAGGCTTTTAAACTGACTAAAGAAAGGAAATGTCCCTACAAATTCGATGTTGAAGAATAACTCGTTGTTTCCAAAGGGTATGTTGTCCTATACAATTTAGTAGGGCCAGATAGCGGTAGAAGCACCCATGAGATGACCGAGCTAGAGATAGAAGCGATATGAAGTATGACACATCTATTTTTGCTATATGTTCTGGTCAACGGCCAGATACAGTCTTCGGACATGTACTTCTATGACATCAATAGGTGCAATTACTTTGCTACAGCTATTGTCAGGGGGAAGGTAGAACGGACCCTTAATT